TTTGTTTAAAAGATAGCATTTTTTCTCGATATTATTTTATTTTCTATGTATATTCTAACATACTTTTTCTTATTTGTCAAGAAAAAAATGCCTCTCTAAGTTGTTATTTTATAGTGGTTTACCATTTATTTTTTGTTTAAAAGATAACATATTTCATATTTTTCAAGGTGCATATTGTTTTTAGTAATTTCTTTAGGAGGCATGATCTTAATTTCGTCAATAAGGTTAAATTTTTCCTGAGCAATGTTTTTCATATCATTACCCATCTCATAACCTCTACAAAGTCTACCCATTACAAAACAAAACAATCCGCCGGATTTTAAAACACTATTACATTCATTAACAGTTTTTCTCCAATACAAATCAAGCCATTCTTCGTATGTTTCATATAAAGAAGTTGACTGTAATTCACTTCCACCATACAACTCTAAATCATAATACGGGGGACAAAAGAAAACTTTATCATATTCTTTATCTATAACATCCGTCATTTTTTCTGACGGTGTACAGAATGTTTTTAGTTCATAAGGTAAGCCATCAAACAAACCACCAGTATGAATATGTTTAAAAAGTTCTTCCGATGTTTTTAACACTTCTGGTTGAACATCAACTATATGCAATGATGAATAATTTGTATTATCCTTTGTAGCTAATATAGGTGTTGCCCAAGATGCAGATGGAATAAGAACTTTTTGTTTTTTATTTTCTATATATTTATCAGTCTCATTTAATAAAGTTTTATATATAACAGGACTAAAAATTGACATCTGCCCTGTTATAGTTTTCATTGTTACAGTAAATGCCTCATAATCATATTTATATGAGTCTTTAAATACTGACGGCATTGTAAAAAACCGACACATCTTACCTTTTTCTAAAGCATCCTTATATGCTACTTTGATACTCATTCCATCAAATGCTTTACAATCAAGAATACTCTCAAGATTTATATTTCTTATCAACCTAACATTATTAGGCTTCTGTTTAACTGAGTTGTTCTTAATCTCTATAGGATCAACAGGACTAAGCTCTTTATAAGATAATCTTTTATTAAAGTAATATTTCAATGGCTCGTCATTATGAATAAAATCATAACACCATTTATAAAAATTGTCTTTGGACTTTAAACTTATTACTCTAATATCATCAGATTTGAATTTATCCCATAAAATACCTATTTGTTTTGTTTGAAGAAAATCATCAAAAGTTAATGGGTTTAAATCCTTTCTAATTATTTCAATAAAATCCTGCTCATTATATATTTTCATCTAAATCCTCAAATAATTATTTTTCTTTTTTTGTATGGCTGAAAATATGTCCAAATTGTTTTTCTTTTTCTATATAATTTCTAGCATAAAAAGAACCATTAGAACGCATATCAGCCTTTGAACGAATTTGCAAAAATGGTTCTCCATCCATATAAATTTTAATTCTTGGTAAGGAAACACCACCCGCTTTAGGAGCAGAAGTAAAGAGTTTCGCTGTAAACTTATGTGCTTTTGCTAAAGATATAAGTTTTGCCTTTGTCTGTTTAAATGTATATGATTGAAATGTACCCTTATTTAATTGAATCAATTCTATATTTTCACCTAAAGTAGCATGATGTATAATAGCTTTAAATAATTTTGTTATAGAACCCATATCCTCAGTTTTAGTTGAAAAATCTTTATTTAATAAAGATAGAACGGTTTTATATACTAAATTAATAGCCTTAGTAACGTCACCCTTTGCTATAAGTTTTTCATATTTTTTCTCTAATGATGATATATCATATCCAAAAGTGTCCCAAAGTTCAATAAAATTTGAAAACTTAGAACCACTAACTTGTCCGAATTGTGCAACTGAATCAAATTTAACTGACAAATTTAGTTTTCTAACAACAGGACTACCATTAAGAAATCTTTTCACTTCAATATATATATCAGTTTTTGTTTCCTTTTGATTACCCAATCCATCAGCAACAACTCTTATCTCATCTAAAATACCATTAGATTTAAAATACTTTTCATATTTCTCTATATTTTTTGACTTAGTATATGCATTAGCTGAAAGAAACATTTTATTTCTCTGAACTTCAAATTCTGGGTTAATCAAATCTGCAAATGGTTGAGGAGCCAAATTAATAGAAAGTTTAATTATATCTTGTACTTTTTTATGTGTAGTAGTTGTTGCCTTAATTTCTTTATTTAATTTTATTTTATATAAGAGTTTATTTAATGCTTTTTCTGTCATTGATTTGTCTGCAAACTTCATAAATAACATCGTGGCAAAAACTCCTTCAGCAGTATCTCCCTGACTAAATATTTTCTTTTTATCGGAAGTTTCATCCCCACGACCCCTAAGAGAACCGTCACCTGTACCTACCTTCGATTTAATGTTATTATCTTTTTTCCATTGTTTCAATGTTTTTTCAATTCGTTTTTTTATTTTAGCTCTTGGAGTAGGCCCTCCAGAAAATCTTATTTTAACCTTTCCAAAAGCATCACCAACTAACGGAACAGGTATTTTATTTGGTTTAAGTATCTTTAGTAATTTTCTTAAAGCCTTCTTATCTACTGTAGTATTGAACGCTGCAATATCCGCAGGTTTAGATATAGGAATATTATAAGCTTCTGTTATAAATTTCTTAAAAGATTTCATAGTTCTCTATATATTTGCAAGTTTACACAATGGGCAATCATCCACATCTATTGATCGAAACGGGCATATCCTGTAATGGTCAATATTGGAGGCTACCTTAGTAGCCAGAATAGAATCCTCTCCAATATCTTTATCTTCTTTTAATGCTTTTTTTGCTACTTCCTCAAACATCTTTCTAATGTCATTCATGTAATATTAAATCTCGGTTAAATTAATCTTATATTTTTTTCCAGTTACATTGTTCAAAAGATACATATTGTCTGCACCCTCTTGAAATGTCCAAGAACCATTTGTGCCATCAACACTATTACCAGCACGCTGTGTATTATCTAAATGTAAATCACCAGTTTTCAAATCTTGTACAACGATTGCTCTACCTTCGGATTTAATAGTTGCTTCATCACCCATATAAATTGTATTATCAGAAATATATGCATCTCTAATTTTCTTTTCCGCAGAACCCAAATCGTAGGTATCATTTGTTGCTGGCAGAATATGTCCATTTTGGGTTATACCACCTGATATCATAGTTCCATCTAATTTTGATAATGCCATTACTCTATCCCCTTATTGTATAGTTTATATACTCTATATTTATAATACTTTTGTCGTAAAACGTCAATTATAGTTCTGTTTTACTAGAAATTCTGGTAATTTCCATTCTACCATATCCTTATCAATACTATAGTGTCCTAATGCACCGCAAAAATTACAGTATTCAATGCCCACATCATAGTCCAATGTAGTTGTATTTGCCTTATGTTCACATAACTTTTTCATTACAGGTTCTTTTTCCTTATCACTGTTAAACCAGCCCTCAGAAATAGTTAGGTCTTGCATATTGCCTCCTTATTGAAATATATAACTATTTATAATATACTAAAACTTCCAATTTTCAAATGGTTTTTCGGTTCTTTTTGTAGGTTTTACTTTAAAAGTATACGGATTAGACTCTGTATTAGCATCTGTTTTCTTATCATAGAATTTATTGCTCCCATCATTTGCTAGTGCTGGTTGGTCATTCTCCTCTATATCTTCCAGCTTCATACGCTTCTTAATCACATTTACCAGAAACTTAGAGTTAATAGATATATCACTATATCTATTTTTCAGTTGTTTAAATAATATCTGATTATTCACACCCGTTCCGTCATCTTTTGCAATAATGGCTAACATCAAATCTGCTGTTGCTGGTAAACCAAAACTCTCAGACGTATTAGATAAATCAGGATCAGAACTAGAATACCCTTCCCGATTTAATTGTGAACTTGTGATAATTGGAACATTACATTCTACTGCCAACCCTCTGACTTCCTCTGCAATAGATTTGATATAGATATAAGTGTTCATATTAGCTGCCCACTTAACTCTACTTGAAGAACAAATATTCAAGTAATCAAGAATAATAACTTGTGGTGTAAATCCTTTTTTGATTTTCAACTCACGAATCAATGCTCGAAAGTTTCCGACATGAGCTCCAGCTGTTGGATACTCTTTGATAACCAACGTACCAATATTCATCTTATCAAGTTTTTGTTGGAAATTATCTTTAGGTAGAATGTGCAAGTCACCTATATCAATGTCCATCAAGTTTGCATCAATCCTCTCTGCAATCCTCTCCTCTGACATTTCCATAGTAATATATAAAACATTCATATTCTGTTTTAGATATTGACTAGCCAAATGAGTTTTTACCAATGTCTTACCGACACCAGTTCCACCCAATAATACTGTAAGAGTTTTTGGTGAAATACCACCACTTGTAATCTTATCAAGCATCACCATATCAAAAGGAATCTTAGTTTCTTTTTTATGGTAAAACTCCCAGCGTTCTTCACCATCTTCAATATAACTATGGCCAATACTTTTATCTAATGAAATTGCTAGTGCTTCTGTAAGAATTTCTGGAATTGCATCCTTAGAATGTATATCATCTTTTCCCTCTAAGATAGATATACTTTGAACAATACCATTATATACTGCTTGGTTCTTAGCCCACTTTTCAGTTTCCTCAGTGAGCCATTGTTCGTCATCTGTTTTTGCATTTAGAGTTTTGAGAAGTTCCTCACAAGATTTATATGATGCTTCATTTAAATCCTCTCTGTTGTTTAACTTAACAGATAGAACTTCTTTAGATGGAGGCGAGTTATACTCCGTGATATGTTTCTGTATTTCAATGAAAATCTGCTTCTCTGCGTTCTCTTTGAAATAATCTGGTTTTAAGAATGTACCAACGATACTTGAATAATTGTCATTATATATTAAATTCTCTAAAATCAAAGTTTCAGTTCTCATTCTACCCCTTATTCAATACACCCATTATTATTTTCTTTTGTTTGTTTATATCAACTGATAAAAAAGGTTTATAATTCTTTACTAATTTACTCTGGTCACTCCACAAAGGGTCATCCAACGCCTTATCAATATTAGAAACAAAGTTGAGAATCATATCAAGAACAGCAACTGTTTCCAATGAAATAGTTTTAGATAAGCCCATCTTTAAAATTGTTGGATGATTGATACCATCAACTTTAAATATGTCATCAAAATTAACTTCAAATTTATCTAAATATCGTTTGACTTCCATCATATCTTTCTTGATAGTAAAATCAAAATTATTCATACGTTCAGTATATTCATCATAAAAATCACTATCAAAGTGTGTAGGATATACTACGCCATTTGTAAATTGAGAAAGATAAAAATAAATTAAAGCTTCTTTGTTAGTAAATTCTTTTCCTATATCTTTAAAAATCTTTCTCTGCATAGAAAAATTGCCATTCACCTCTTGTTTTGCAAAACTCCTCTGCATCGAATCAACACTATTCCAATTTCCTTTTCCATTAAACTTAAAATAATCATAATCTCTAGTAAAATGGGCATAGATACCTTGATAAACTACCCATGCACTAAATGTCGTTTCTATATCATCCATCACAATCATCTCAATACTGTCCTCACAAATTCAATAAATGTTTTAGATTCACTTACCACTGCTTCATCAACATCATAATAAGATAAGAAATAAATACCACCAATAATAACAACACCTACTAACAACCACATTAAATTATTTTTCATCGGCACCTTCATTTTCTTCCTTCCGGCTTCCATAATTAAACTCTTGAAACACAGCATCTTCAAGTTGTTTCATTATGTCCTCAGTAAAGTATTTTTCTGGATTATTCACTATGGCTTTTTCAAAAGCTTTAGTTCCATCCGGCATCTCATATCTCGTAGACACCTTTTTAAATATCTCATATTTCTCAGCAATAGCAACCAAACCAAAATATTTATCCAAACCAGTTTGATAATCAAGATGTGTTTCTATAATACTTTCTTCTTTAGTGAAACGTCCTTTAACCAGTTTGCACTTAATAATATTTCCTAAAACTTCAGTACCCTCTTTGACTTTTCGTTTACCTAGAGTAACAATAACTGAAGCTGCATACTTGATTCCACCACCACCAGAAATTTCTTTTGTTGGAAACATACTCCCAACTTTATCATAAGTATGATTTGTAATGATAAGTGGAATATTCTTTGTTGAAAGTTTTAATGCAAGTGTTCTAAAAGTTCCACGAATCATTGGAGCTCTTGTCATGTCTCGTTTATCAGAACCACTTGCGACATCTCCCATCTCTTTT